AGCAAATGGATCAAACAACTTTGTAAACGATGTACTAAATCAAAGATCAGAGTATGTAACAGTTGCTGCAGGAGTAGATATTAGTAATATCACAGCAGAAAAATACTCACTAGCAAATGGTACTGATGGATCAGATGAAGGTTCGGCATCTACACTAGTAGGTGCAGTGGATTCAGGTTACAATCTTTTTGCTAACGATGATGAAGTTGATGTGGCACTACTAATGCAAGGTAAAGCAGTTGGTACAAATGGAGTTGTTACAGCACAAACAATCCAGAATATTGCGGAATCCAGAAAAGACTGTGTTGCGTTTATTTCACCACAGTACTCAGATGTTGTAAATGCTTCATCTGCTGCCGCACTAGCAGCGATTAAAACTTTTAAAGATAATACATCTATCAATTCTTCTTACGCAGTAATGGATAGTGGATACAAATATCGCTACGATAAGTACAATGATGTTTACACATGGTCACCATTGAATGGCGACATTGCAGGTCTTTGTGCTAGAACAGATAATGTTCGTGATCCTTGGTTCTCTCCAGCAGGCTATAATCGTGGATTTATTAAGAATGTTATCAAATTAGCATACAATCCAAACAAAGTATCCCGTGATGAACTATACAAAGTAGGTATCAACCCAGTAATTACACAATCTGGTCAAGGAACTCTACTATTCGGCGATAAGACTATGCAATCTAAGCCAAGTGCTTTTGACCGCATTAACGTCCGTCGTTTGTTTATTACTCTAGAAAAAGCGATTTCTACGGCATCTAAATTCACACTATTTGAATTTAATGATGACTTCACAAGAGCGCAGTTTGTAAACTTAATAGAACCATTCTTACGTGACGTTCAAGGTCGTCGTGGTATCTATGACTTTAGAGTTGTTTGCGATGAAACGAACAACACACCAGATGTAGTTGATACTAATCGGTTCGTGGGAGATATCTATATCAAGCCCGCACGTGCTATCAACTTTATCCAACTCAACTTTGTTGCAGTTAGATCAGGTGTAGAATTCAACGAAATCGTAGGTCAGCTTTAATAAATAGATAAAAAGGAGAGACGAAAATGGCTTTTAACATTAACGAAATGAAGTCTCAGCTAACTTTCGGAGGAGCGAAAGCCTCACTATTCCAGGTTCAAATTACGAACCCAGTGAATAGCGCAGGTGATCTTAAAACTCCTTTCATGGTTCAAGCTTCGACTATTCCGGAGTCAACAATGGGAATTATTGAAGTCCCATACTTCGGTAGAAAAGTAAAAATCGCAGGAGATCGAACATTCGCAGAGTGGACGGTAACTGTAATCAACGATGAAGACTTCTTAATTAGAAATGCAATGGAAGAGTGGATGGCAAATATCAACTCACACCAAGGCAATCTTCGAAATTTTGATAGTGCTTCACCGGCGCAGTACAAATCGCAAGCACAAATTACTCAGTTCTCTAAGACTGGTGTGCCACTAAGAACGTACAATTACGTAGGATTGTTCCCAACAAACGTAGCAGCAATTGCTATGGATTGGAACACTACAGACGATATTGAACGTTTCGATGTGACATTCCAATACGATTTCTGGGAAGTTAGTGGTGGTGTTACTGGTAACGCAGGCACCGTAGCGTAACACATAAATAATGTTGTGGGGAGATTCGTCTCCCCTAAACATTACGCTACAGAGGTGAATTATGGAACTATTCGGATTTGAAATAAAACGAAGAATCGAAAAAGATGATAAGAATATCAAATCTTTTGTCGAGCCCGAAAATAATGAAGGAGCAGTGGATATCACTGCTGCCGGCGGTTCTATGTCAACTTTTGTTGACCTTGATGGTGCAGCTAAAAGCGAAGCAGAACTAGTTCAAAGATATAGAACTATGCTTCAGCAACCAGAAGTGCAACAAGCAGTTGATGATGTAATTAATGAATCGGTAAACATAACACAAGACGAAAAACCCGTTGAGTGTGTAACAGATGATCTTGATCTAAGTGATAACATCAAAAAGAAAATTCGTGAAGAATTTGACATAACATTAAAGATGTTAGACTTCTCAAATCAAGGTTACGATATCTTTCAAAAATGGTATGTAGATGGTCGTCTCAACTATCACGTTGTTATAGATGAATCAACACCAAAGAAAGGTATTATTGAACTACGCTATATTGATCCTAGAAAAATTCGCAAAGTAAGAGAGTTTAAAAAGGAAAAGATTGGTGGCAATAATAATGAGTCTTTTATAAAGACTATTAAAAACGAATACTTTGTTTTTAATGAAAAAGGATTCTTGTTTAATAATAACAGCAGCACATCATCATTTGATAATACGTCTCTTAAAGGATTGAGAATTGCAAAGGATTCTGTTATCAATTGTAATTCTGGTGTATTGAATGAAAAGAATAGTCTAGTACTATCACATTTACACAAAGCTTACAAGCCTTTAAACCAACTTCGTATGATGGAAGATGCCGCAGTTATCTATCGTATTTCACGTGCGCCCGAGCGCCGTATTTTTTATATTGATGTGGGCAATCTACCAAAAGCAAAAGCCGAGCAATATCTACGTGATATGATGGTTAAGCATAAGAATAGAATTGTTTATGATGCAGCTACTGGTGAGATTAAAGATGACCGTAAGCATATGTCTATGACAGATGATTTCTGGTTGCCACGTAGAGAAGGTGGTAAAGGTACTGAAATTACTACGTTGCCTGGTGGGCAAAATCTAGGTGAGTTAGACGATATTCTGTATTTCCAGAAGAGATTGTTTACAGCTCTTAATGTACCATTGTCTCGTATGGAGTCAGATAGTGGCTTTTCACTAGGCAGAGCATCAGAGATAACAAGAGATGAAGTTAAGTTCTCTAAGTTTATTCGTAGACTTCGGGCCCGTTTTTCTATTCTATTCGATAAGATTTTAGAGAAGCAACTCATTCTTAAGGGTATCATTACACCTGAAGAGTGGCCTGATATTCAACAAAATATTCGTTATGACTTCATGAAAGATAACCATTTCGAAGAACTTAAGAGTGCTGAAATCATCTCTAATCGTATGCAATTGCTACGTGATATTGATGAGTACACAGGGAATTACTACTCTAAGAAATGGATTCAGAAGAACATTCTTCAAATGAGCGAAGACGTTATTGAAGATATGAAGCAAGAAATTGCTGACGAACAAGCTGAGAACCCTGATGACGAAAATGAAAATGAATTTGATTGACGAAATTGCGAATCAAATAAATAGTTATAATTAAAGGAGAATATTATGAGCGATATTAGAGATATGCTTAAAACTGCATTTGATGGTAATGCTGTAGATTTTGAAAGTAATTTTGATGGCGTAATGTCAGATAAAATGGATGCTGCTCTATCAAGTAAATATGACCAAATGTTTGGCTCAATTGAAGTTGATGAACAAGAACTAGATGATGAGCCAGTACAAGTAGAAACCGAATTAGAAAACGAAACAGACTGAGGAAACTAAAATGAAATCCTTTTCAGATTTTTTAAAAATTGATGAGACAGTTAATCCGCCTAAAAGCGAAGATGAAAAGCGTTTCATGGATAAGCATGTTGCTGTCAAACAAGATCACCCGGTAGCAAAGGATGATCAATTTGTTGCTAAGACCAAGAAAAAGAAGCGTAATGCTGACTTAGAAGACGGCGAAGATAAAGAAGTCTACGAAGCTGTTGAAACTCTCACATGTGAAGAATGTGGCGAAGAGTACGAAAAAGGTGGCAAGCATGAATGCTCTGATGATGACAAAGATGACATGGACGAAGCTGCTCAACCTAAGTGGAGCGTTTCTTTTAAAACTAAGCATCCGGCACAAACAGTAACTGCTCGTAATACAGCAGAAGCTATTAAGAAAGCAGAAGCAAGAGCAAAGCCACATGGCGCTGGTGTCCCTATGTATAAAGATATCAAAAAGCTTGCGGAAGAAATCTCCGAAGAAGAGATGACAGATACTCAAATGAAGAAGCGTGAAGAAATCGTCAAGTCTATGAAAGACAAGATGGGTGATTTCAAAAAGCGTTATGGCGATAAAGCAAAAGCTGTTATGTATGCAACTGCAACTAAGATGGCTATGAAAGAAGAGTTTGATTTGATGGAAGCAGTCAAAGCTGGTAACATGAAGCTTAAAGATGGCTCAAGAGTTAAACTATCTAAAGAAGAAGCTAAAGCAGTAGAAAGCCTATTTTCAGAACTAAATGGTTCTAACAAAAAGAAGATGGAATCCCGTATGATGCAAAGCAAAAGTGGCTTTGAAGAGATCATTAAGTTTGCCAAGGAGGCAATATAAATGCCAAGTATTCTTAAGCCAACAGGTGTTGCAGTAGATATTCAAGCTGGTGCAGATAGCGTTCAAGACGCCGCACTAGTTTCTGTTGTTAATACAGCAACTACTCCAGCATTAGTTGTAGATGTTGCAAGTGGGTTTAATATTTGGTTAGCAGCAGGCGAAAGAGTGTTTATTGAAAAAGACCACGCTAGTCAGCTAGATGGCACTGCAGGAGCATCATCAATCTATGCTTCGCCAGTAGCTTACAAAGCATAAAAGGAAAGAAATATGTCACTACTCATTAAAGAACTTACAGAAGAAGTTAGCTATCTAACTGAATCCTCAGAAGACGGTAAGAAGAATTACTTTATCGAAGGTATTATTATGCAAGGCGATATTACAAATCGCAATGGTCGTAAGTATCCTGCTAAAGTTCTTATGAATGAGACAAAAAGATATTCTGAAAACTATATTCAGAAGAACAGAGCATACGGCGAATTAGGGCACCCAAGTGGTCCTACGATTAATTTAGATCGTGTGTCTCATATGTTTACCGAACTACGTGAAGAAGGTTCTAATGTAGTAGGTAGAGCTAAAGTTATGTCAACCCCTATGGGTGAGATCGTTAAAAATCTTATTGACGAAAACTGTAACTTAGGCATTTCATCACGTGGTATGGGTTCTATTAAAAAGAACAATAGCGGAGTAATGGAAGTTCAAAGCGACTTCATGTTAGCCACAGCTGGTGATATTGTAGCAGATCCTTCTGCGCCAGACGCATTTGTAAAAGGTGTCATGGAAGGAGTAGAATGGGTGTATGATGTAGCGTCATCATCTTGGGCTGCCGCAAACACATTTGACGAAATTGAAGAAGAGATTAAAGAGACCGCTAGACTTTCTTCACGTCATTTGGAAGAGAAGGCCTCTGTTCTTTTTGCTAAGTTTTTGGGTTCAATCTCAAAATAGTAAATGATATAAATAAAGAATAGAATGTAATACTTTCATAAACAAGGAGAAGTAAAATGGATAAAGAACTAGAAAAGAATCTAGATCAGGACCTAGTGCTAGACGAAGCAAAGGCCACTGGCGAAGATTCAGAAAACATGGATCCAGTTACACCTGCAGGCGGTTCACCTAAGGGTAAGAATCGCAAAGCCGATCTCAACAAAGCTGCTGACCCAAAAGCCGCTAAAGTTGCTGATGATGGTCCATCAAAAGGTACTAATGACGAAGGTCTAAAAGAAGCTGTTTCATCTCTTTTTGAAGGTGAAGAGTTATCAGAAGATTTTAAAACAAAAACTATTGCTATCTTCGAAGCAGCTGTACAGGATAAAGCTTCGGCTATTCGTACTGAGCTAGAAGAGAAGTTTGATGCTGATCTTACAGAGCAAACAGAGCAAGCAGTAAACGATCTAGTAGAAAAAGTTGACACTTACCTAGATTATGTGATTGAGCAGTGGGTTGCTCAAAATGAAGTAGCTATTGAAAGTAACTTTAAAGTTGAAGTTGCAGAGTCGCTATTTGATGGTATCAAATCTCTTGTTACAGAACACAACCTAGAAGTTGACGATGAAACAAAAGATGCTATCACTGAGATGGAAGCAAAGTTAGAAGAGCAAAATTCAAAGTATAATGATATGTTCGAAGCTATGGCCTCTATCAAAGAAGAAAAAGAAGCACTAGAGCGTGACGTAGCGTTCAATTCTCTATCTGAAGGTCTAACAGACACTCAAGTAGAAAAACTACGTACACTATCAGAAGGCGTCTCTTTCGAAACAACTGAAGACTTTTCAAAAAAGCTTGAAGTAATTAAAGAAAGCTATTTTGCTGAAGCAACTACTCAGGTCGAAGACGAAACTGAAATGCTAGAGGAACTAGTAGAAGACGCACCAAAAGCACCTTCTGCAGATCCAACAATTGCTGCGTATGCCGATGCAATGGCTCGCATTGTCAAAACATAAGTTTTTATAAATAATCTTAGATGAAATCCAAAAGGAGAAAACCAAATGAGAAACGAAGAACTTCTTAATAAATGGAAGCCAATTCTAGAGCATAATGCTCTACCAGGTATCCAAGATTCTCACAAAAGCGCAGTAACTGCTACTCTACTAGAGAACACAGAAACTGCTCTGAAAGAGGGTCAGTCATACTCACCCGCTGCTTTGCTTGAAGCAGCCCCAACAAACAACACAGCTAATGTTGCTAACTACGATCCAGTACTTATCTCACTAGTTCGTCGTGCGATGCCTAACCTAATCGCATATGACATTGCTGGTGTTCAGCCAATGACAGGTCCAACAGGCTTGATCTTTGCAATGCGTTCAAACTACAAAACCACACGTGGTGGAGTAACAACTGGTGATGAAGCGTTTTACGACGAAGCAAACCCAGCGTTCTCTGGTGCTGGCGCTAATGCCGCTGCCGGTGTAGGTATGGGTACAGCAGCTGCTGAAGCTTTAGGCGACGGTGCTGGTGCAGACTTCGCAGAAATGTCATTCCAAATCGACAAAGTAACTGTCGAAGCGAAATCACGTGCGTTGAAAGCAGAGTACACAACAGAACTAGCACAAGACTTGAAAGCAATTCACGGTCTTGACGCAGAAGCAGAACTAGCAAACATGCTATCTTCTGAGCTACTAGCAGAAATCAACCGTGAGGTTGTTCGCACAGTAACTCGTACTGCGGTTGCAGGTTCACAAGACGGCGTTGCAAACGCTGGTACTTTTGATCTAGACGTAGACGCAAGTGGTCGTTGGTCAGTTGAAAAATTCAAAGGTCTAATGTTCCAAATCGAGCGTGAAGCAAATGCTATCGCAATCGCTACTCGTCGTGGTAAAGGTAACATCATTATTTGTTCTTCAGATATCGCATCTGCTCTACAAATGGCTGGTGTACTAGATTACACACCTGCTCTAAACAGCAACAACTTGAACCCAGATGATACAGGTAACACTTTCGCAGGTGTTCTAAACGGTCGTTTCCGTGTATACATCGATCCATATGCAAGCTCAAACTATCTAGTAGTTGGCTATAAAGGTTCTAGCGCATTTGATGCAGGCTTGTTCTATTGCCCATATGTACCGCTACAAATGGTACGTGCAGTTGGCGAAAACAGCTTCCAGTCAAAACTGGGCTTCAAAACTCGCTACGGCATGGTTGCTAACCCATTCGCAAAAGGTGCGACACAGTGGGTTGACGGAGACAATGATTTTGGTCTTACATCAAACGCAAATGTTTACTACCGTCGTACAGCGATTACAAACATTCTTTAATAAGAAGCCGAACACAATCGGACAAACTGGGGCGCTTTATGCGCCCCTTTTTCATGCTCATATAAATAGTATTAGAAACGCTAGAGGATGACTTATGCCAAATCTAAACATAAAGCAAAACTTTCTATCGCCCACGGGCTTTCGCTTGGTATTCTCTAGACTACCGAACATAGTTTATTTTGTGCAAAGCGCAAACGTTCCTGGTATGGGATCTGGTGTCACAGAACAACCAACGCCTTTCAAAACAGTGTATAGACATGGCGATAGAATAGAGTATCAAGATTTTGTTGCTAACATACGAGTAGATGAATACGTAGCAGGTTACAAAGAAATCGTCGGATGGCTCAAGGGCTTGACTTATCCAGAAGAGTTTGCTCAACACGCCAATCTAATTGCAGGCGATGGTCTATATTCAGACGCTACTTTGTTTCTATTAGATAGTAAGCAAAACCCTGGTGTTCAAGTAAAGTTTGTAGACATGTTCCCAACTAACATTGGTGATATTGCAATGAATACTACAGAATCCGATATCAATTACGTTACTTGTGATATCACTTTTAGATATGCGTCCTATACCATTGATGCAATTTAATACTTGAC